TCGCCACCACTTGCATAATGATAGACACCAAGCTTCTTACCTTGACTCTTCGCTCTCTGATATTGTGCATCACACTTAGGTGATACATAACCAGTTCCTTGCGTTGCTTTGATGATTACAAAGTCTGGAGCTAGGTCAACAGCTTCAACTGTTTGCCAAGCACTAATGTCTATACCCTTCATACTTAACTCTCCTGATTATTAAATACGCTATCGTTTACAATTACATATCCAGATAGAGGAATTGCTGGTGTATCCCCAATTGTGTAACGAAGGTCATAAACATACATACCAGCTTCAAGATTCAAAATATCTGTGTATGAGAAGTCTACCTCGTACTTGCCTGTTTCAATCTTGGTGATTCCGTTACCAAGTGTTTTATCAATTAGCATGGGTTTATCGTAGTCTTCTTTAAGACCAAAGTTCATGGAAGCAACATCTTGATTCAGATTCTTGAATGTAACAATGAAGCTGAATGTTGCACCACGCTTGACCTGAAAAACTTTGAGCATTACTTATTCTCCTTCTTCAAGGCTTTCAAAGCCTTCTTAATACTCTGAGGGATTGGCACTCCAGCCTGTCCAAGATTCTCAATGATGGAGAGTCCTTCGTTTGCGACAAAATAATAAATGACCAGAGTTCTTATAGCTCCAGTCTCTCCAGTAACTCTATCCACAAGCACAGCCAGCATCACGATCATCAAGACTGCAACCTTCTTCACAATACCCTTGAACCCAGTTTGTGAAGACAGTTGCTTAGTAACATAAGCCTTAATGATACCACTTAAATAATCAAGAACTATTGCTACCAGAAGGGCAATCATAGCAACATCTAAACCACCCACTAAATAGACGAAGGCTGTTAGGAGAGTTGCGACTATTCCGTTATATATTTCCTTCATAATTTCAGTATATCACAAGCAAAATAGACAGCCCTCACATAGCTGTCTATATATTCATTGTCATCTTTAATATCTCATAACATATTGACTTAATCAAGATTGATTCAAACCTCACACAACCATCCTTATAAGCTTGAATAAACTTATTGAAGTGGATTGCATGATTCCTGTTCTTCAAGAACAGAGTGTTAGGTCTATGGTCTTTCATGGTGATGGAGTAGGTGATTGGATAGCTAGGGTCAACTGCTTCACTCACCCACATCAAACCCTGCAATACATCAACCCATACACCATACTTTCTATTTTTATAGATGAAGGTGAAGTAAAACTTAGCTGTTGAGGAACGCTTCTCAACGAAGGTTTCATCATCATTCACAAACTCATTGTGGATTGCGAAGTCATCATAACCAGTTCCCTTGATGATTCCATAGAACTCATTTTGCATCTTTGCATCTACCATCTCTTGCTTAACAGCGTTCTCCACAATCATTGGTCTGGTAGGATGATGCCAGATATACTTACCATTTCCATCTGGCTTATCCATGCTTGGCATCTTCAAATCCCAGAATAAGAAGAATGGATTATTGATGCTCACGGAGTTGGAGAGCATGAATAATACACACCTCGGATGTTCAGTTCCGGGTCTTGCAACAGTTTCATAGAGGTTTAGTAAGGTCTTTGGTTCGTTTCGGAGATACCTTTGGCTTGAGGATTCTTTGTCCAGCATGAACTCATCATAGATAATCATGGTGACAGAAGGATAAGATATAGACTTCTTGTTGTCTGCTGTGGATAGGATTAGCCCATAACCACAAACATCCTCTTCCTTCCAAGTAACCTTTGCATCTTCCTCGGTTTTCAGTCTGCAATACAACTTAGTTCCATCTACCTTGAACTCATATTCAGGGAACTCATTGTTCTTCACAATGTCTTTGAAGAAGTTCGGAAGGGAGTCCTTGAGGTCATCTGTGTAACGGCGAACATAAGCGAACTGCTCACCCTTCTTGATGAAGTTTGTGATAGCTCTCTTCTTGCATCCGTAAGACTTACCTGCTGAACGGTTTCCAACAATCACATAAAAGAGGGCATTGTGAGTCAATGTCCTATCAATATCCCAATACTTATTCTTAGTAACTGTCATGCTTTCCTTTGCTTAAGAGAGGCTCTGGACTCAGACAAGATGGGTAACCAACCCACCAGCTATCGGTAGCTCTTCACTATGGTTCTTCAAGCTGTTTCCAATCCGAGCAACCCAGATACCTCTTAAGATAAGTATATCACTTCTTGATTGTGAATGTTCCATCTATGAGTACCGTACCACCATCCACCACCTTTGGCATCTTCTTGCCAAAGTATGTTGCACCAATGTAGAAGTTGTCAAAAGTTACTTGATCATAACAGGTGTCAGGCATACCAGCAACAGTAATCTTGAGTGAGTAATCCGTTGCATTAGGATTATCTACATCTTCAGTAAGATTCTCAATGTAGCACTTCTGTCTGAGGTACTTAGCACCATATCCCTTCTTTTGACCATAATCTGAGAATCTGCTCTCAAGCTTCCAAGCACCCAATCTGTAAGGGTCAATATCTAGTCCTTCAGGAATCTCATCATCTGGGGAGTAAACATGGAGAGAATCCGTATCTGCATATACAAAGCGATTCTTGCTCTTGCCTGCATGGAAGTCATCTTCAATTCTTTGAGCAGAGGTAATTGTTACTCTCCGTGCATAGCTGGTAATGAACGAAGCAACAGCAATGTAGAGTCCCTTCTTTGGTTTAGGGTCACTCAGATAATAGTGAACTGACCCATCTTCACCCATATATGGCACTTTGTTAATGTTCTGAGTATCCTGTCCAAACTTGCCATAGAGGGAGTTTAGGCAGAGCTTTGCGATTGTCCTCTTACCCTTGTTACCTTCCTTACCAGCCTTAATCTTCTGCTCAGTCCAATAATCAATATATTGGTCAAACATCCCTACCGAAGCCTTAAACATCCATCCAGAGTGGTAAGTGATGTTATACACATCATATTGCTGGAAGAACAATTCCATGTCTACTGAGTTAAGACAAAGCACCACTTCCTCTCCATGACTTGAAGCCAGATACTCATTACCAACGAAGCTTAAAGAGTGCTTAATCTGAATGGTTGGAATCTTGTTCTTCTTAATCTCAAACTGACAGCTGAACATCTGAGTGTATAGAGGGTAGATTGGATTGTATTGGTACTTGCCTTGAAAGAAGATAGGAGTGCCGAAGGGAAGGGGATTGTCATGACTCCTCATGACACTAGGATAAAGCGAGTTGACATCATAAGTCTGACCTTTGCTAACAATCTTGCTGGCAAACTCTGGATTGAGGTAAGTGAACCCACCCCTATAACTCTTCTTAACATCATTGTGATACTCAGGTGTTGGATACCAACGCTCAAAGGTTCGCTTACCAATGGTGTGTTTGTAGTTTTCCAATGCACAAGCTCCAATGGTCATCTTGGTGAATCCTTCATCAAACATGAACTTCAGAGCTTTTGCAACGATCTGGACATCCTTCTTGATGTAATCCTGCTCTTCATCCGATATTGGAGAGCCTTCTGGAAGCTGGTTGTGCAGATTGTAATCTATACTTCCTTTGGCTTCTTCCAAACCAAAAGCCTTAGGGATTGCTTTCACAGGAAGTGGAATCAGCTTCAGGGAATCTCTGAGAGTAACCTTCCTCACATTCTTGCCCTTGCGATAGAAGATAATCTCACATTGATACACAGCACCCTTGTCACTAATCATGGTGTTAAAGGTCTTAGTCTGCCGTTCTTCTGGTTCAGTAGTATGTTTGAAACCCAGCTTGAACAGTCTATCTATTACGAAGCTCAAGTCAAAACGGAGGTTGTGGAAGAATATTCTTGGGCTTCCTTTCTGCTCTGAACACCAATCAAGGAAGTCATCCAATCTTGTGCCAATGATAACCTCATCTGGCTCATCAATGTCACAGATGGCATAAGCCCAGACCCTACAATCCTCTGGATTCGTAGTGGTCTCAAAATCAGCCATGTATTGTTTCATCCCTTTTCCTTGCTTAGTTTTACATTCCAACCAAGACACTTGTCAGAGTTGGACTCATATCTAGGAGTGTACCCTGCTTCCAGTAACCTCTTAGCTCTTTAACATAATCATCATATTCAGGAGTTCCCTTCTTTGGAGGATAAGCCCATTCAAAGGCATCACCTTTAGCTTCAAACTTCAGGTAGAACTCATCTGAAGACATACCACTAATCTCTCCTATGATGTCCATTACATCATCCTTATCAAAGTTATCTAAGATAGTTTTGATGTAATTGTTCTTAAGCATTTCATCACGCTCATTGTAATAAGTATCTTTAGCTTCAAGTTGCAACGCTCTCCACTTCCACTTGATGTCCTTCTGTGATTGACCTCTAGTGAAGGCTTGTGTTGGTTTGAGTTTATTCTGCTCAGCCAAGCCCATACCAAACATCTGACCAAGAGTGTAACCAAGCTTACCTGAAGCATTCATAACCTCAATTGCATTGAGTGTGTCTAACCTTGCTTTCCTTCGTCTGTTAATGGTCTGCACGAGTCTTTTCTGTTCCTGCTCCTGCCACTTGGTTGTCCTTGCTCCGTAGTCTGAACCAGTCTCTACAATCTGCTCAGCACCCCTTCTGCTGAAGCGTTTAAGCATATTCAGCTGACGGTTGTAATCCTGCCTTGTAGCAATCAGTTCCTTAATCTGATCAAGTGTGATTCTGTTCTCATACTCCTGTGTCTTCTCATTCCAAAACTGAGGTAGTATGTTTGAGTTGGCTGGATTCTTCTTGACTAATCTTCTGAGTTTGTCATTGAAGTTTCGGACAACTCTCCTGAGTTCCTTTTCGTCTTGCTCTCGCCACTTAATGTTATATTGTCTAGGCATCTAAATATCTTCCCATCATAGTTAATATAACAACCTCGGTTCTCTATCTTCCTGTATAGATTGAAGTCTGATAGGAACACACAGTCTATTCCGAACTTGTAACGCTTATAAATATCATTATAAATCATGCAAAAGTTCTTACGGCGATTCTTTGTAAAATTATCCAAGTGTAACCTTGAACTGAAGTTGAATGTTACAACTTTTCCATCATGGAAGTAAGTGAAGTTGTAAGGGCTGTTTTCCAGCTTCTTGCATACTCCATTCCTAGTCAGCAACTTTTCCATTGAGTCCCTCCAAATTATCTGCTATTCGTTCCAACTGATCAGCAATCCTTTTGAGTAGGATGCCATAATCTGCTCCTAACATTAATTGTTCTCCAATTGTGCAATTAGGCTCTGCACGAAGTTGCAGGCTGTGGTGATGCTTTTGGTTTCTTTGTAATGAAGCAATTGATTAAATTGTTCGTCTGATAGTGTTAGTGTGATTTTCATTAGTTGTCTTCCTTTCCTTGCTTACTTTCTGTCTCTAGTATAGTGCATATTTTTGGCTTTGTAAATAGTTTTTTCTACATTTTGTGTATTTTATGATCGTGCCGGTCTGTTCGGTTTTTGTTCGGTTTGGAGTTTTCCACATTTGCACAGGACTTTTCCACAGGTTGTGTAAAAGCCGGCTACTTTGACATTTATTTGACAATATGTCAAAGGGGAATTGTAATGTGAAAAGAT